TAGCTAAAGCTGCCAACAAAGCAAACACTGAAGTTAAGAGAGTTTACGACTCAACAATTGCTCAGCTAAAGGAAAACAGAGGTTTAGAGGCTACAGCAGATGTACTAAAAAAATCTGAAGAGCTTCAAGGTAAGATTGATCGTCTTAAGTCTAAGTTGGAAGATGGCGACCCTAATGCGACATTCTTGGTTCAAGTCAAGAAAATGCTTGAAGGCGGAATCATCAGTGATAAGACTTACAACGATGCCTTAAGCAAGATCACTGAGCTAAACGCCTTAACTGACGAGAAGGAGTCTGTTCAGCGTAGAGATTGGATGGTCGATCAGTACGCACGTATGGACAACGATCTCCTAAGCGCACAGGTAATTGCGGCTCGCAGCTCTGTTGCGACCGAGAAGTGGGCTGTTGACCGTAGAATCAGCGAATTAAACAGACTTGCCGACAACGAAGGGTTAAACGACAACGAAAGAGAAGAATTTGTAAGTACTGGTGTATCAGCATTCAAGGAAACTCGCGAGGTTGTCAGCGCAAGATCAGATAGTGACTATATCAGAAAGTTGAATGAGGAGACTTACGCCTTAAAAACCGATCTTATGTATGATTCGGCTGTCAGAGAGCGTCGTGAGTTGGAGCAAACTGTAGAGGAAAAGCGCAGAATCATCTTGGAGAGTGTTGATGTTTCACGTCAGCAGGATGCCATACTTGCGCTTGAAGATTTCAGAATAGCATCGTTGGATAGAATTGACGAGGCGAACAAATCTTCCTTTGAGAAGTTGCTGGATGAGTACAGCAAGGTCACAGAGAAGATGGGTGACCTGACTGCGAAGTTCACTGATGACTTTTTAAATAACTTTGCTGATGCCGCTATGGGTGGAAAATTCTCTTTTAGAGATTTGACCGAAAGTGTTATAAAAGATATTGGCAGAATGGTAATAAAGGCTGCCGCAGCAGACCTCGTTAAGAATGTTTTTGGCATAGAGTCGAAAAGCGAAGGCGCAGGATTGTCAGGTCTTTTAGGCAGCTTGCTGGGTGGAAAAGAAAAGGAGCCTAAGTCAACTCAAGATTACTCTCTTGCTGGCGCAGGCATATCAAAGCAGTTTACAGAAATAGGCTCCAAGAGTAGTCTTCCAGCTCAAAATAAAACTGACCCTCTTGCTATTAGCTTTCAATCTAACACTAGCGGGGCTGTGTCTGGTGGGTCAGTTAATAACATCAGTGCGCCCACTACAATTGACGCACCTTCGTTGCCTGCGCTTGAGCAAAACAGCTCTGTCGCTGTTGTTGTTGCTATTCAGGAACAAACGCCACTTTTAAGATCGATTATCGATGGTGTAAATAAAGCCTCTAAAGTCTCTAAAACTTCTAAAGATGCGGGTGATGGGTCTGTGCCTTTGCCTGAAGTTTTAGCCACAACTTCCGAGAAAACGGACACAATTATATCAGACAGTGCGAGTAAAACGGTTGACTCCATCGTTACTCAGACGCCAACGATAGAGAGTATAGATGCAAATACGGCGAAGACGGCAGCAGCAAACAACGGTGACTCTGCTGGGTATGTAGCAAAAATTTCTAGCAGTCACAAAAATGCAGACTCTGGGTCAGTGAGTGTGGCGTCAGATAACGGTGAGAGTATTGCTGGAGACGCTTTAGAGGTAACTGAAAATGTTAACTCTGTATTCGAGGATGGATTTACAGATGTTATTGATGGCGCTGGTACGCTGATAGACGATGGCTTTGGCGGTATAATTGACAGTGTAGGCACGATGATTACTGGTGGGTTTAAAGGCATCATTACATCGATAATGACCATGATTGCAAGCACTGGTGTAACTAAGGGTGTCAACTCACTTGTTTCAGCAATTTTCGCAGATGGCGGGACTATGAATGCGAAGCACACAAGCCCCGCTGAAATGAAAAGGGGCGGCGTTGCAACTGGCGCAAGAACAGCATTGTTCGGAGAGTCAACAATGCCGGAGGCGTTTATACCAATGGTTGATGGGAAAAATGTCCCGCTATCCATTCATGAGGGTAGGGATGGAACAATAACCGGCTCTATTCCTTTGCCAAGTGGTGAGGTTTTATCAACCAGAATAGTTAGCAAAACCGATGAGAGGTCTTCTAGCAAGTCTGTATTCAACAATACAGCTAACGACACATCTACCATATCTAAGTTCGCTAATGGCGGAGCGATAAATGTATCTAAGTTTGCCAATGGCGGAGCAAGTACCAACACGTCAAGCAGCGTTAGTGGCGACGACATTGTATCTCAGGAAATTATGCAGCAGGGTGGAATTGCAACCTCAACTCAGATTGCTATTTTTGGCGAGGCGTCAATGCCGGAGGCTTTTATTCCATTAGAGGATGGTAAGAATGTCCCGCTGATGATTACCGCTATTGATGGTGATAATGTTAGGGCTGTAATTCCCCTCCCTAGTGGTGAGGAATTGTCGACAAAAGTATCTATGGCGAACTCTATTCAAAATCAGACAGTCAATAGCCCAGTTAGAGCTTTTGCCAATGGCGGAACAACAAACACTAGAAATATTGGTGGAAATTCAACAAGCATTGGCGACAATACATCGATAGCGTCTGAAGGCATGATGAGCCTCATTGACGGAAAACCTATAATTGTAAATGTTGCCATTCCTGAGATAGATATTAGTGGCGCAATTTTAGCGATCAATCGTGGTATGGGCGGCGTGAGTGGTGTTAATTTTACAAGTGTGGAAAACTCAACAAGGTTTATGAGTGGTGAACATACGGACAATGAATTTGCTCCACGATCTTCAACTGGCGATGTAAGCATTTCAATTACTGTAAATGAGTCGGGCGAAGGAGGCAGATCAGATGATGTGAAGGCTTCAGGTGGTGACGACATTGCTATGTGGCGTGAGATGGCAGTAAAAGTAAAGACTATTGTTAGTCAGGAGATAAGTACGCAGCAAAGAGCTGGCGGAAAACTTTACAGAGGTTGATTTAATTTTTGATAATAAGTAAGTGGTGACTTATAATGGCTATAGATACGTTTACGTGGCGTCCAAACTCTGATGAGTGGATTTCAAATGAGGCTCCAAAAAACTTTGTTACAAAGTACGGAGATGGTTACGAGCAGCGCATTAATGACGGCATAAACAATGAACCATACGAGTTTAGTGTGGCATTTTCTGGCAATTTTGCGCTGGCAAATCAAATAAGACAGTTCTTAAGAGACATGTCTGGCGTGAAAAGCTTTAACTGGGTAAATCCATTTTCTGAAGCTGGTATTTATGTTGCTAGATCATGGTCATTTAAAAGAGATAAAGATGGCATTTTTACGGTTAGTACGAAATTTGAGCAGGTTTTTGAATAGTGGCAATTAATAACGAGATTAGATTAGTAAACCCAGGAAGGCTTATTGATTTATTCACCATTGATTTTACGTCAATAGGTGTAAATGAAAAGATATTCTTTTATAGAGGCGTGGACGCAAGTTTTAACCCCGTTGTGTTTCAGGGTGACACCTATGCGCCTTGGCCTATAGAGATGACTGGGTTTGAAAGAAAAGGGCAAGGCCCTGAAACAAGACCTAAAGTTTTCATATCAAACCACATGGGGTTGATTACTCAGTTTTCATCCGTAGCTGATGATTTGATTGGTGCAAGGGTCACAAGAAAGAGAACGCTCGAAAAATATCTTGGCACAACGACGACTGATGAAACTACATTCTCGAAAGAGGAGTATTACATTGAGCAGAAATTTGCAGAAACCTCTATCGGTGTCGAGTTTGATCTGTCGTCACCTCTTGATTTTGTAGATAGACAGCTTCCTTCGAGAATGGCTATCGCAAACTCATGCCCTTGGAGTTATAAGGGGTTTGTAACGGGGTCTGGGTGTGGATGGGTCGGTGATGACGCTTCAAAATGGTTTGATAGAAATGACGTATCGGTTCTAACTCAAGACCTAGACGTATGTGGAAAGACTCTGTCATCTTGTAGAGTAAGATTTGGCCAGAACGAACCGCTTGATTTCGGCGGATTCCCTGCACTTGGTAGGTTATAGATGAGTGTATCAGAGGATTTAGCGAATCACGCAGCCGAGTGTTACCCAAACGAATGTTGTGGGCTTGTAATTGGTGTGGGGGCATCGGCAAGGTATGTTGCTCTTGAGAATGTATCTGAAAACCCAGAGTCATCATTTCTGATAGCCCCCAGTGACTTTCTAAAATACGAGAGTGAGACTTCATTTGTCTGCCACTCACACGTCGATACATCATCAAAGCCAAGTGAGCCGGATATTGTTTGCTCCGAGCGACTTGGGCTTCCATTCATCATCGTCTCCACATTATCAAATGAAATAAGCTGCTATACGCCATCAGGCGTCGACATTCCACTTGTCGGTCGCGAGTTCATGCACCCAATATGCGACTGCTATGCGCTCGTTAAGGACTACTACAGACAAGAGCTTAACATTGAGTTGGTAGATTACGTTAGACCGGCAATCGGCTTCTGGGAAAGTGCTGCCGCTGGCGATGAATTCCTTAAGACAATTAAGGATTCTGGATGCGTGAGAGTTGACGATCTTAGAAAGGGCGATATTGTCGCGATGCAGCTCCAATCAAAGATGGCAAATCATCTAGCTGTGTACACCGGTGACAACGTGATAATTCATCAACTCTCCAATTCTAAGTCGAAGAGAGAAATATACGGCAGCTATTGGCGAAAGCACACTGTTGGCGTATTTAGACATCCAGATATGCCTGATAAATGATGTTTTCAAATAACCAAGAAGAGATTATTCACGCTGTCGAGCGACATGCTCTCGAATCGTTCCCAAATGAGTGCTGTGGTGTGGTACTGCGACTCGATAACGGGTTTGAGTACAAAGAGATGCTGAACTTGTCAGAAACCCCTCAGACGTCGTTTAAGATCGACCCTGTGTACGTTGCGATAAATTACGCAAGGATTGAGTGTGTCGTTCATTCGCACCCCAATCATTCGCCAAAGCCGTCAGAGTCAGACATAAGAATGTCGAACAGCCTTAAGAAGCCGCTGCTTATCATTTCAACACCAAGCATGAGCGTCACTGGGTACACGCCAGATGCGATAAAAAAATCAGAAATTGGGTGTGACTTCTTTTATGCGCTCAACGACTGCATAACGGCCGTTGAGACGTTTTACAAAAGCGAATTCGATATTGAAGTTAAAGGCGGGGTAAGACCTAAATACAATTGGTGGAACGGAACATCAAATGATGAGCAAAACTGGCTTGTAAACGGGTTTGAAGCTAGAGGCTTTTACAAGGTGGACCTCCCAATGCACGGAGACATAATAATTATTAAGTTTCCAAATATAGCGCCATCACATATCGGCATATACATTGACGATGGGTGCATTTTGCATAACACAATAGGGTCGGCGTCAAGAAAGGAAGTCTACGGGACGCTGTTGAGAAAATTTACACTTTGCTTTATGAGAAGTTATGAAAGAGATTAGGTTGGTTGGCGACATTGCCGACAAGTATGGCGATGAATTTTTGCTCGACGTTAGCTCCCCGCTAGACGCGATAAGGGCGCTTGAAGCGAATTTCAACGGCTTTATGAAGTCTATGGATGAGAGCAGATGTATTGTTCTGATGATAGACCCATCAAGCGAGAAAAATTCGTGTCAGTTCGTTGGGGAAACCGCTCAGCAGGAGTGGGGTAACAGAGTTATGGTCATCTTTCCTGAAGTGAACGGTGATGCAGCAGCAGTGATAGCGGCAATTACCGGTGTCGTGGCATCAACTACGGCTGGCGCAATAGTCGCGACGGTTGTTGGTGGTGTGCTGGGTGGGACTGTTGGAATGTTGGTTGGGGCAATTGTCAGTGTTTTGATAAATGTCGCGATATACGTTGCTGTGTCCGCTGTTGTTGGCTTAATCGTTCAGTCCATATTTGCGGGTGGGTCATCCAGTACTGAATCTGAAGTGAATAAGCCAAACTATATATTCAACGGTGCAGTAAATACAACAAAGCAAGGTCATAGAGTCTCTTTACTTTATGGCGGCCCTCTGCTTGTTGGGTCAATGATTTTGTCTGGCAGAATAATCACAGAGGATAAGTAGTGAGTAAAGTAAGCAATGGTATACAAGTCGGTGGTTCTGGCGGAGGCACACCTGATGCCCCAGCGAGCGCATCTGATACGGTTAGTTCATTATCCATCGTTGAGTTCCTAGATGGAATATCAGAGGGCGAAATCGAAGGATTCGCAACTGAAGACCCATACGAGTCAATTTATTTTGGTGGCGTCCCATTAAGACGCAGCGGTATTGATAACTTTGGTGAGATAGCTCTCGACTTCAGACTTGGAACTCAAAATCAAACCTACATGCCTGGCGATAACGACCTGGATGGGTCGTCAAGCCTTGAGTATTCCGTTTCTCAAACGGTATACAACGACAACATAGGTGTCGTTAAAAGAATAACTAGCGCAAATACCGATGCTGTAAATATAACTTTAAAGTTCAACGCAGGTATCGTTCATTATCCTGCAGATGGCGGAAGCACCACTGCGTCTGTTGAGCTGAAGACTGAGGTGAGCGCAAATGGCGCCCCATACGCATCTCTTGGCGCTTCAATATGGAAAACTTCAACCTACTACACAATAACAGGCGCTGAGGTGTCGTTTGGCAGCCCAAAATTTGTTGGAAACGGAGAGAGCGGAGGCGGAGGTGAGTACAGAATTCACAATCAAAAAGCGAGTGGCGGGGACAAGCGAAGCATCTTAATAAACCTTAAGCAGTTCGGTGAACCGCCATACGACATTAGAGTTACTAGAGTTAGCCCAGATGAGGACAATACAGGTGGCGGGGCGAAGACATTCAATGAATTTGAGTGGTCAACGTATACGGAGATAACCTACGCGAAGTTAAAATACCCAAATACTGCGCTTGTAAAAACGTCATTTGATGCGAAAAACATCTCATCAATACCTTTACGTGCCTACTTGATGAAGGGTATTAAGATACAAGTTCCAAATGTCGCAACTTATGATCCAATCGCAAGAACATATACTGGCGCAATGTGGGATGGAACATTTGTAACATCGTGGTCAAGAAACCCTGCGTGGATTCTGTACGATATATTTACAGACCCAAGATACGGACTTGGCAATGAGGTTGACGCATCGAACATAGATAAGTGGAGCTTTTACCAGATAGCAAAGCGGTGTGATGAGCTGGTAGATGATGGGGTTGGCGGTCTTGAGCCGAGGTATTCGCTTGACCTGTATTTACAGCAGGGCGCTGGTGCCAAAAAAGTAGTTCAAGATATTGCATCAGCATTTGACTCTATGGTGTTTTGGGGCAACGGCTCTGTATACATCACACAAGATCGACCAAAAGATACAAAAGCCGTGTTTACAAATGCGAACGTCCTTGATGGGAAGTTCGTGTACACAGGTAGCGCAAGACAGACGCGATTCACGGCTGCGACTATTCAGTGGAACGACCCAAGCGATGACTACAAGATAGCAATTGAGTATGTTGAAGACCAAGACGGCATAAACAGATTTGGCTTTAGAGAAACTTCTGGCGTGGCTATCGGCTGCACATCAAGAGGTCAAGCGCATAGATTTGGAAAGCGTCTAATATCAACGTCCCAGCTTGAGACGGACATTGTTGCATTCTCGGTTGGCCTTGACGGAATGGTTGTTTCGCCTGGAGACATCATCGAGGTGTTTGATGTCCTAAGATCGAACGGCAAGAGATTTGGCGGAAGGGTTGCCGATGGCGCGACGCTATCTAAGGTAACGCTTGATGCACCTGCAACACTTGACTCTGGCGTAACGAGTTACATATCCGTTGTGTCGGATGATGGGTCTATAATTACGTCGCAAATAACAAACAGCAGTGGCGAGCACACGGATATAAATCTTCTAACGCCACTTAGTAAATTACCAGACCCACTGAGCGTGTGGAGCATTTACTCTAGCGTAAGCAGCCAAAAGTTCTTCAGAGTCATTGGGATAGCGGAAGGTGAAGATGCAAAGAAAACAACATACGACATCACAGGCGTTCAATACAACCCCAATAAGTATGCCGCGATTGACTCCCCAATGTCGCTACAGTCACAGAAGGAAACACTGACATCGGTTTTTGGCGAGCTTATTCAGCCAGCGTTGAATTTAATTGTCGACCTTGAAAAAATTGTAAACGAAACGGGCGTAACTAGAAATCTGAGCGTCACTTGGTTAAAGAGTCAAACAAGCGTCGTGGATCACTACGTTGTTGAGTGGTCTGTCGATGGAAGCGACGAAGTTACCATAAGCACGACTAAAGAGTTGTTCTTTAAGATAGAGACCGTTTACCCAACTATCTACACAATATCTGTAACAGCGGTCGCAATCACCGGCGTTAGGTCTCCGAAGTCAACAGTAATCTATACCGTTGCGGATATGCTTGCCATCGATGCGGTTGTTACCAATGATTTATCAGTAAAAGGCGTTGGTCTTGAGTTCTTCGGGCAAAACGCTGAGTTTAGCTGGTCAACAAACATAGACGTATTGCTTGAGTTACCAACACCATTTTCAAGCGGCGGCGGTGGGATGACTGCGTGGTTTAGAGATTTTGAGGTCAAGATATTTAACGGTGTCACTCTGGTAAGAACAGAGTACGTTGCTGCACACACCTATATTTACGACTTTAACAAGAACAAGTCAGATGGCGGCGGCACGCCACACAGAGACATAACAATACAGGTGTCTGCGAGAGGTCATCAGGGTGGTCTATCAACAGCATCTGCAATATCAGTCAGTAACCCTCCTCCTGGCGTTTTCTCCAACATATCGTTAGTTGGCGGCACTGGCAACATATTCGTTGAGTACAGTCAGCCCACTGACCAAGATTACGCCTATACAAGAGTGTACGCATCTCAAACTACAGGCTTCGTGCCAGACTCGACACCTTCGACCGGCAACTTAGTGTTTGAAGGTAGTGAACGTGTGCTTTCGTTTCCAGTTGAGCAGAGTGGTACGTGGTTTATTGTCCTTCAGGGCGTTGATAAGTTCGGACCTTATGGGCTGATATACTCATCGCAGCTATCTGAGTTGGTTACATCTGTTGATGTTGCTGCCGATGTAGAGGCTCTTCTCGCTGACCCTGGAAGGGAGGGTGATTTTGTAATTGATGCCGACAGATTTATCGTCACGATTCCAGACACGCATGGTGACCCAACCGCTGTCTTTGGCGTTGGAACTGTAAACGATGTCGCAACAGTTGGCATCAAGGGAGATTTACTAATTGACGGCACTGTTGCGACACAAAAGCTAAGTGCTGGCGCAATAACGGCAGACAAGATAAACGTAATAGATTTATCCGCTGTTTCTGCGAACATGGGTGAGGTTACTGCGGGAACATTTAAAACTAACCCACTTGATGCCGCATACAGAGTTGAGATTTCCGACGTTGGGTCATTTCCAATGTGGTATGGGGCTGGTGAAAAAACACTTGCCAATGCAAAGTTTGCAATGGATCACTATGGAAACGCACTATTCTCAGGGAACATTAGCGGCGGAACGATCAACATAAACTCGGGTCAGTTTTCAGTAAGTGACAACGGGCATGTTGAGATGCACTCAATGACCATTTACGATGCGCTCGGCAATGTCGTTATGTCATCTGGGGTTGGAGATACAGGCGGAAACAACGGAAGCGCCTCGGGGTTGATTCTTGAGTGGGACTCGATACAAAATAAGCCAAGCGACTCAAGACTGTACACTAACATGCTAAATGTATCTAGCTGGGTGGTAGGCTCTGGTGGAAGTCAGGGCGGGTTTACGCAGCGGCCATTTGGGTTAATGAATTCAATCGCTCTCGAAGTCGGGCCTTACGGAGATTCGCAGCCGGTTTGGGTAATCTCAGGTGGGGAGCTGTCAGGTGGGCTGGTATCGCAACAAAGCGCTATTGATGCAGCCAGTGGAAATGTGTTGGTAAATTTTGGCGACGACTCGCCATATTCATCTGACGCAAACCAACTGCTGTTTGATTTCAATGGGTCTATTTCAGGGGCGGAATTCAGCGATATAAATGGCGGGTGGTCGAACAAAATAACAGATTTTGACTCCAAAAAGACACATAGACTGGCTGTGTGGGCAAAGAAGGATACATTCGATGGGACTTTTATTTTCGCAACCAACGGCTCTTACGTAACTGACTTAACTGGCGGAGTGCATGATGGTGTATTCTTTAGCGGAAACCTACCTAATACGAATAAGTGGTATCTTCTAATAGGGGTCATTCATGGTGATGGATATACAGGTGGGCAAACAGGTATGTCCGGCATCTACGACCCAAACACAGGAAACAATATTTTTGTGTTTGACGATCTGAAGAATGTTGTTGGCGCTGTGGCACAGTATCACGCTGTACATCTGTCTTATGATGGCGGATCTGTTGTTGGCGACACAATGCTTGCGAGGCCAAGATTTGATGAGATCAATGGTGCCGAGCCTACGATTCAATCAATCATGGCTCCAATAGCGTTACTCAACTCAAACACAACGCCTGACGATATTGGATACACTGGCGATCTGGATGCCAACAATTTCAACAACACAAATCAGCTTGCTGATGGCGCAGGGCTGGGTCTGACCGCTGCTTGGTCAGGTGTTGGCGGCACTGGAAGGCCGTCAGACAATGCGACCGTTGGCGGGCAATTTGGCGTGAACATTTCAGGCCAGATAACTGCTGCAACAGCCTCAACCTATATCGCAAGCGCGGCAATAGACATTGCTCACATAAACGCAGCAACGGTTAATACACTGACGGCTGGAACTGCGGTAATAGGCACCGCCAGCATTACATCGGCAATGATACAGAATGCCGCCATTACCTCCGCCAAGATACAAGATTTGGCAGTCGATACATTAAAGTTAGCAGGCAACTCTGTTACTGTTTTAGTGTCTGCTAATGGTTCGGCAGCAACTGGAACTTTAGTAACTGTAGGGATAACTATTCCTGCAGGGGGCGGCACAGTGTTGTTGACAACACCCTAGGACTCGCGACGGCTACC